GACGTTGACGAGCAACTTCTGGCCAATCGGGTGAAGAACCACGCTCCAGCCGAATCGTGCGCCGTGTGACACCACATCCTGATTGAAGCGAGTACGAATCTTGTCAGTGATCGCAGCCGAAACGTCGGCCCGGTCTTGCCTAACAGCGAGTGACAACGGGATCAGCCCATCAGCCGTGATGAGAACCGCTTCAGCGCCGAACTTCGCCCAGGCCCGATTACCACGAGTCACCGGCCGGCCGACTCGAAACTGCGCAATCCGCGACCACGTGAGAATGGAAGCCGGGTCTTGCCCAGAGAACACAACCACTTCGCCCTCGGTAGACACGAACGAGATAAAGTCGGCGAGGATCGACCCGGTGTCAGCGCTCCACGTGACGATGTTCGAGAGCGCACCGCCGAGTTTGAAAAGAGAGCCAAGCGGTAACTTGGTCAACGTTCCGGTAATCGACTGAAGCGGCAGATACCAGACGTTGAATGTATCCTCCTCGGCGTACCACAGCCGCTCCGCATACGTCGCGACGGTGAAAAGATTCGAGGTCGTAAGACCTGAGCCGGTCATTGACGACGCCGACCACGCGGAGCCGTTGTATTGAAGCGGGGTATCATCCCCGTTCACCAGCGATAGGAACTGCCCCCCCGTAGTCCCGAAGTTCTGGTAATCGAACCGCGCACTCGTGACGGCTTGGACGGTTGAGCCCGCCCCGCCTACGACCGCAGTCGAGATCGCCCCGCCCGTCGTTGCATCAATAATCAGGTCGTTCGTCGTGTTGACCGCGACGAAAATCGCGCGAGCCAGTCCGTTGTAGGCGATGACCGTTTCACACAACCCGGTGAAAGTCGCGTGGTTCGAGTAGCCCTTGCGAAGATCAACGCTCGTAGTAGACGGGAACCAGTTGTCGAGCGTTACCGCATCGGTCTCCGGCATCAACGCTACGGAGTCCCGAGCGTTCAATCCCCCAATCGGGGCGGCAAGGGACTGTGACTGCGCAACCTGGCGCTTGGCAGTCCGCTGCCGAAGCATCAAACGCCCCCGTAGCCGGTGTCGGGGATGTTGTCCTCGTCAATGAGCCGCACCCCACAGGGAGTCGAGGCAATGTCGATAATCGGCGCCATCGAGGACCGCGAGAGCTTCGAGGTCACGAAGTCCTCGTATTCGTTGAAGTGCTCTTGGTAGTCGAGCCCCTTCTCCTTTCGGAAGCGCCACTTCAGGCCCAAGATGAAACAGTCATCGGGCAACAGCGGTAGGTCGTTATCGGCCGTCCATACCGCTTGATCCGTCCCACCCGAAGCCTCGCACCACGTGTTGGAGTAGTACTCGAGCACGATCGCCCGAACCGTAGTGGGGGTTGGGTCCAAATAGAGCTGACCGGCCATCACTCGAAAGCGCGTCCTCGGACCTACCGACCCCACCGTTCCGCTTTTCAGCACCTGCCATGTCTGCGGGGAGATCGGACCGTGCATCGGCCACTCCTCGCTTCGATCCCACGCCGTGGTGTTCATGAAGTACTGAAGGTCCGCGGGGAAGTTGTACGCCGCGGTCCCGTCCGCCGTGTCGAATGTGTGCTCCTTGCGTAGCTGTGGCCACCCGCCGTAAAGCCCTTCCCTAGCAGAAAGCTCCTTGCCCTCACGGTTTAGCAACGCCAGGATCTGCCGCACCTGCAAGTCGCTAGAACCGACAACGGTCGTCGGGCGAGAGATCCCGAGCTCGTCGCACGAGGTCTGGACGATTTGCAGGAGCGTGCGTTCGGCCATTACTCTTGCTCGTCCGCCTTCGGCCGGCCTGGCTTACGCTTGGTTGCAAGCTCGGCCACTTGCTCCTTGAGTGCAGCAAGGTCGTCTTTGAGCTGCTGATTCTCCGCGGCAAGGCGGGTCGTCTCGGCGCCGTCTGTGGCTGCTTTGAGCCACGCAATCGCCTTGTCTCGCAAGGCTCGTGCTCCATGCCCCACGTTGTGCAGCACCGAATCAGGACACGCTGCGAGGTGTTCGACGGTGTGAATGTTGGCGCCCTTCAAGGTCAGCGCGTGCGACTTTGAAATAGGACCCCATTCCTCGATCGGCGTGCCGATGTGGCCCTGAGACACCTTCTGTTGGAACTGCGCCCATTGCCGCGGGAAGCGCGCTTGATGCTCGGGCTTCGCTCGCGTGTAGACCTCGCGCGTACGGTCGCCAGGAAAGCGAATCCACACCATCGCCGTGTCTTTGTAGATCGGCCGCCCCTGTTTCTCGCTCTCTGCGCCTTGCAACACCGGCTCGGTTTGAAACACGACGATGAGGTTTTCATCTCCGCCGTGACTGACCGCCAACTGGTTGCCACGACCGCTCACAGTGGGCTGGGCAAATTCTGCGTGCTCCATAACTCTCCTATTTGCGGCAGACGAAAATCGCCTGTTTGTCGTTCGATTCAATGGTAGTGACTTCGCGCCATATCTCCTTGAGAAGGCGCTCCCACTGCTCGGCGGGCATCACGGTAAGGTGCAACGGCTGGCCGATCATGACCCCGAAGGCGTCGTCAACCGTGTCGATGTTCAAGTAACAAGCCACCCTTACCGCGTCATGGATCGCTTGCAGAGTGTCCCTGACTTTCTCGGTCGGGATGTGCTCAAGCACGTCAACCGAAAACCCGTAGTCAACTTGTGGAAGTTTGTCGGCGTCCCACAGAGCGCACTGCACAAACGGCACTTCTTCTTCTAGCGAGTTGCTAGAGATGTCGACACCAGTAGCTTGCAGACCGTGCGTTTTAAACCACTTGGTGCTTCGCCCTGTTCCGCAACCGAAGTCAGCAATGGACGAGGCTGTTGGGATGTTCAGCAAGTTGACAGCGCTCTGCACATAGTTAAGAGCCGGCGAGACGCTGCGGTAAGCGTCAACTCCCCAAATCTGCTCGTACTTCGCTCGCTCGCTGTCCTCGTCATGCTTGGCCAGCGCCGTCTTGAGCATGTCTGTCAGTAACCCCTCGGAGAACATCCGCACGTCTAGACTGCATCCGCGAATGACCGGCGATACAGCCCGCGAGAATTGCTGCGCGGCTCTCGCCATCGTCAGCGTCGTGCGGTACGTGTTGCCGTTGAGCGTGATGTCTATCGTTTGCGTGTCCGCGTTGAGCGGCTGGTCAAACGCATACCGTTGATTGGGTCGCTCGCTGAAGTCGTAACCAAAGAGCATCAGAGTGCGATACCCAAGAGCTGCGGCCACATAGACCGCATGGATACTGGCGATACCGATAGGCGCCGTTAAGAAGTCCTGCCCAAGGGTTTCGACCGCTTCCATCGTGGCCTCAGTGCCAGGATGAAAGATCGTGACTTTATGATCCCGCAATCGTTCGAACAGGTCGGGATGTACCTGGCTCGCGAGACAGTGGTTCGTATCCTCTCCAGGATCTTCGACGTGCGTGATGTTGCCAGGACGAGAGTCGAGCAAAACGAAGTGGTCTGATTCAATCCCGTGTTCACGAAGAAACCTGTACGCGCCGTTGACCGCCATAACGTGACAGTCGGCTTTCATCGCTCGAATGACTTCGAGGTTATCGCGAACCGAAGGCCCGCCCGCCACGATCAGCAGCGGAGTTGAGCACGCCTCATGCTCTTTGAGCTCTGGAAGCCCGCGCGCAGCGTTTCGCTTTATGTTGGAAACGATGGCGTCACGAGTGTTATTGACCTCGTGCGGAAAGAAAAGCCCCGGCAGACTTTCGTCCACCGGGGCCTCGAGCGCTACCACTAGAGAGTGGGTCGCTTTGCCATAGGCCGAGTCGCGATGGCCGTGCGGATCGTGTTGCCCGCCGAAGCCGACGCGGAAGCCGCCGCCGTGATCTGAACACCGAGAATGACGGCATTCGTCGCCGAAACGGTCGTAGGCGCCGTGTTCAGCCGGCCATCGGTCGTGCTGGGCAAGCCCAGCGCAACGTCCGCCGCGACACTCGCCGCCACCCGAATCGGAAACACACCGCGCATCCGAGCCCAGAAGAACGCGTTATCCGCGATGATGAGTCGAGGCGCAAAGCCGATCAGATAACCCGCCAGGGCGTTCGTGCCCGTCAGGATCGTCGCCTGCTCTGCCTCATCGATACCCAAAGCGAAAGGCTCGTTCGTCGTCGTCGAGATCGCAGCCCCAGCTTGCACGTAACGGTAGGTATTCCCGTCCGAGCCAACGATCTCCGTGCCCAGCGCAAACTGGGCGTTTTGACCGTTGGTCGTAGTGCCTGCGGTGACTTGATTGACGTTTGCCCCAAGCAGGGGCGTTGATAGTGCTGGCATCTCAGTTCTCCCTTACGAGCCGTCGTCGCCGAGAACGCCTTGCAGGAACCGGTTGCTCGTAGTCATGTTGCCGGCGAAGCCGATCAACTTGACCATCGCGTCCTGGTTCACCGCCATGCGCTCACCGCCGATGGGAACAAAGTTCCGATTGGAGTGCGGACGGAAGAAGATAAAATTGGTGTTGAGGAAATACATGGTGCCAGTCGCGGCACCACCACCCACACCAACTCCAGCTGCGGTCGCGGCGTTGCCGCCGTAACCACCGTCTAGCACCACGTCGGAGCCCATGTACTTCAGCGACTCAAAGCCCGCTTGCGCGAACTCGTCACTGGCCACGCGCTGAATCGCCTGCAAGCTCTCGAGGTAAAACCGGTAGTACCGGTTATCCGCGACGATCAAGTCAGTCTTGTCCCGACCTCGAACGAGCTGGAGGTACACGCGGTTCATGTACGACTGAATGTTGGCCGACGTTGCCGCAGCCCCGCCGTCCGTCGTCGCATCGAACGCTACGTTTCTCCAAAACTCGTTCCCGGCCGTCGCGGCGTTGATGCCGCCTACGGTTCCCGTTGAAGGCGTGAAGTCCACTAGCAACTTGAGTCCGCCGATCTGCTTGCCCGAGTCCGCCGTACCGTCCGAGTAGATGTCCGCAGCGATGTTGTTCGCCATGGTTCGCTCGGCGTTACCGATCCGGCTCTCGAGCAAGTCGATGATTGCGTTCTCGCCGCTGTTCTGAAGTTCTTCCAGACCGGACATCGAGACCGCAACCGCTGCCTGCGCGTAGTTGAATTCCGCCGCCGTGAACACGTCACTGGGCGAAATGTCGAGCGTCTCGTACCCGGAGTAACGCTTGTAGGTCGCGTTCTCGGCGTACTCGAGCTCCTGCACGATCGTCCGTCCACCGCTGACGGGCTTGACCTTCCCACGCTTGCGAAGACGCATCAGCAGTGCGTTGTTCTCGCTTACGTTGTCGGCCAACTTTCCAGAGCGGTTACGGAGCGTAGTCGTGACGATTTCCGAAAAGTCTGTATTCGGAGATGCCATGAATTACTCCTGAAAGGGGTTAAACCGCGCCATCTGACGCGGCGACTGCGGCTAGGAGCTCTTCGCGTATGCCGCGGCCTCCGGGGGCGGCTGCGGCGGCTGTGTTGCCGGGGCCTCCCGTGATGCTCACGTTCTTGCGCTTGGCTTCCTCGGCCTTCTGTTTTGCGTCGGCTCTCCGCTTCTGTTCCTCGTCGGCCCGTTGCTGGGCGGCGAGCGTGGCGCGGGTATCCGGCCGAGCCCATACGGCTTGGTCGTAGGCGTCCTGCAAATCCTTCGCGAGTCCCTGGCCAATGAGAGCGGCCATGTGGCCTTTCACTGACTCGTAGTGCACGTTCTTGGGATTGGCGGCGAACGCTTCGATTTCCGTCTGGACTTCGGTCTGCAACTGTTGCTGCCCAGCGTTCCTGAACTGGGCAAGCTCGTTCTTGAGAGTCGCGATCTCGCTTTGCAGAGACGCGAACTCGGTGTTCTGTGGTGCGTTGGGTTTTGCCGCAACGCCAAGATCCACGCCGAACTGCTGCGCGGTTCGCAACAGCAACTGACGCTTGACTTCGGGGCTGCCGGTACGCAGCACGTGCGCCGTGTTCAGCAGCGACTCGACCGCAGTCCGAGGCGTTCCACCCTCGGCTCTGATCGTCGCTAGGTACGGCTGAACGGCTTGGTAAATCTCTTTGCCGAACGAGGCGTGCTCGTCACGAGTGCTCGTGAACTTCGCTACGTCGGCCTCGCGCTTTTGCACCGCCGCCATGATTTCTGGCGGCAACTCATGCCATTTGGCCTTGGCTTCGGCGGGCCAGCCGTTCGGTGGGGCTAGAGAGGTCGGCTGTTCGCTGGCCGCAGGTTGAGCAACAGGCTTTCCATCCTGTGCAATCGCAGGTTGAACAGCAGCCGGCTGTACCGCCGTGTCCGCTCCGCTCTTTGCGGCGACTCCGTTCGCTGCATCGCCAGACTTACCCCGAACGGCATCGGCCGCTTCTTTGGCAGCGAATCGTCCCTTGTCGTCACGCGCTCTCTCCTGTGTGGTTGTCGTCGTCTCGGTCATGGTCTCGATGGGCGCCGTCTCAACGACTTCCGTCTCGACCTCCGGCTCCGCATGCTGCTTTACCGCCGCTTCCAATTGCCCACGGATGCTGTCTGCTGCTGCGCTCATCGTCTGCGTGTCTCCGCGATTGCTCGCTTGATGTCGTCAACTAGGGGGGGCAAGGGCTTGGGCTTTCGAGGAGGCAACCGCTCGTTGCCGACCTCGAACACGCCGTGCTCTTTCAAATGGGCGCGGTGATGCGCTCGGCCACGAATAACAGAGCCGTCAACCACGCTTCGGTATTCGGGCAGGTCAGGCATCACATGCGCGAAACCGAGCACCTGCACCGCCATCCGCCCGCACTCGCATTTGATGCGCGGTACGTGGTCTTTCACCGGACAAATGCGTTCCGTCTCGGTCCCGCAGGCCGAGCACTCGTAGGAATAAAGGGGCATTAGCAGGACGTAAAAGTACGCAGAAATACGTAGAAGCACGTATAACGGCTTGAGACGCCCACAGAGACGCGATCCTTGAAGCCTAGACTGGCCTGGGGTAACATACTGCTCGTCCTGTAGGCCATTTAAAGCGGCCTAGCGCGATCCCGCCAAGGACACCGCGCCAGGCCTGGAGAAAACCAGTGAACCTGTTTCATCGCTTCCAGCGCGACGACTTCTATGCTTCTAGGGGCTGGCGCAAAGCCCGCTACATGACCCTCAAAACCCACGGACGCAGGTGCGCCTGCTGTCTCCGAACTCCGGAGCAACATGGCGTCGCGTTGCATGTGGATCACATCGTTCCGAGATCGCGAGCCAGGCGTAAGGAGCTAGTGCTCAGCAACCTGCAAGTGCTCTGCGAGGACTGCAATCTAGGCAAGGGCAACTCGGATCGGATCAAGTGGCAAGGCGGTCCGGCTCACGGCGGACAGCTATTGCTGTTCGGCTACTGAGCCGAACTAATCGAAGCCTTGTGCGTGTCGTTCAGCAGCTTGTGAATCTCGTGGAACAAGTGCGGCCTGTTCGCAATGAGCGTCGCTATCGCGCCCAACGCCTGACAGTTCGCGGTCGTCAAGGTCAACGCCGTGCCAACCCCCGCCGCTTCGGCCACGAGTGCTGCCGCCATCGTCTTCATCGAAATCGTCGCCATGCTCTACTCCTAAATGGGCAAGTTGATTCGGTGCGCGCGGCAGGCACGCGGAGCCATGTGGATGCAATCCGGGCACGTCTCAGCGGCGCGACGCATCTCCTCCGCCTGCTCAGCCACCGACTTGCGCGCTGGGATCTCCTCGTCTACCTCTTCCTCCACGTCGATCTCTTCCTCACGATCGGGAGCGACTTTGACCTTCTTACGCTTGATGACCTTTTTCTTTGCCATGACCGAACCTCCTTTAGTGAACCTTGGCGCCCTTCAACTGGGCCAATGCCTCAACCAATTTCTGTGCAGCGGCGAGCGTGTTGTCGCGCTTGGCTGACTTCTCGCCGGTCACCTTGTCGCGCTCGGCGTCGTACTCGCGCTGGCGCTCTGACTCTTTCTCGTTCGACTTGCGGTCCTTCTCGGACTGCTCGCCCTTCATGCGTTCGAGTTCGAGCTTGGTCTGCGAGTCGCGATGTGACTTCGTGTCATCAGCCTGGGCTTTCTGTGCCTGCGTACGCTCAGCGAACTCGTTGTCGGCCTGCTTCTGTTGGCCCTGAATCTGCGCGGTCTGTACGTCAACCTGGGCCTGTAGCTGGGCTTTGAACATCTCCAGCTCTTTGGTCATCTGCATCTTCTCGCGCTCGATGACGAGTTCCCGCTGACCGTCACGCTCAGCGCGCTGGTCCTCAATCTGTGCGGTAGCGGCGTTCTCCTGCGCCTGCATCTGCTGTTTCGACTGCTCGACCTGCATTGTGGTCTGGGCTTTGAGCGTTTCCAGCTCCTTGGCCGACTGCGCTTTGAGCTGCTCTTTCTGCAACTCAGGATCAGGCTGCGGCGGCTTAGGCTCCGAGAGCTTCTTCATCGCGTCTTCAAAGACCGGCTCGAGGCTTCGGGCAGAGCGGAACGAGCGCACGCCGAACATGAGCAACTCACCCAGCAACGGCCCAAGCTCCGGCGCGGTCTGCATGGCAATCGTCGCCTTGTCGATGTACCCACCGGCCGCGGTCAGAAACTCAGTCCGCGCTATCCGGTCCGCATCCTCGTCCGTACGGATCGTCGAGTCCGTCTCAATGTCGATGCGGAACTCTCGTAGCACCTGGTCGGAGAGAAGGCCGTGCACTTCCTCCCAGGTCGGCTGGTCTAGAAGTTCCAGTTGCTCCTCGGGGATCTTCGAGGGCGCAGGAGGTTGCCCAGTCTGCTGCGCCATCTGTTGCGCGGCCTGCTCCTGCTGCTGCATCTGTTGCAGCATTTGCTTCTCGGCCGCCATCAAGAGCTTGATGCCGCTAATGGCCTTGATCGTCTCCAAGCCAAAGTGCTCGGCGATGATCTCGCCCAGCAAGCGAATCAGGTCACGGGCGAATCGCTGCACGTCCGACTGCGTGTCGGAAATGCGAAGCACCGCAAACCGGCCTTTGATCTGCTGGGCCGTCGCCGTCTCTTCGGGCTCAGAATTGCCGCGGATGATGTCCGCAATGCCCGTGAGTTCGTAGAGATCGGTCTTGGCCTTCTCTCTCGCCTCGTACAGGGCAATGAGAGTCTCAGCAACCTCTTTGATCGGCACGAACTGTATCGAGCCATCAATCCCGCCCTTCTCGCTGAACTTCGCCCAGTTCGTGACGGGGATGAGTTTGTTGCCCGATCCCTGGAGTATCTGCGCTAGCTCAGGAGCAGACGAGTCGTATGCACCGCGAAGTTTCAGCGCTTCCTGCAACCCGTCGATGCGGACCGTGAGTTCTTCGATCTCCTGCGCCTGCGTTTGGTACAGCGCGTAATCTGCAACCGGCATCAAGCTGTCGGTCGTCACCGTCGCGTACAGCGGTCGCGGACACGGGAACATGCCGGTCAGCTCAAGAGGATCTGGGACGCTCTCGATGATCTTCGGATGCCCCCTGGACAGGAAAACGACCTGGCCCTTGTCCTTATCCCAACCCTCGTAAATGCACGCCTTCTTAATGTCCTCGGAGGTCTTCTCGTCCTTGAGGCCCTTCGGGGTGTAGTCCAGCGGGATCTTTTTTCCAACGGGGCCAAAGCGCTTCACGAGCTTGTCTCGGGTCATGTAGACCCTGCGCCACACCAACCACACCTCGTCCCATGTACGGGCTACGTTGTGACCGAAGTCCTCCCAGTACACGTAGTCGGGAATCGCCTTCTCGTAGGCAACGGACTGGTCCTCCTCGCCACCCTCGATAGTGGGCTCGTACCGCACCCAGGCGAGTCCACGGCCTGGTAGGAATCGATCACTCACGACTTGGCGCATGACGTGGCCGAAACCCTGACAGTCGATGGTGTAGGCCAAGCAGCGCTCGAGCACTTCAGACGCGGTACGTCCTATCTGGTCGGCGTCCTTGAACCGCCTCTCAGCTACGGGTTGCGGATCACGCGCATAACACGCCGGCAGCAATGTCTGCACGTTCGACCAAAGGACATTGAACCGCTTGCGCTTGCCCTGGACGTTATCGGCGTCCTTGTAGAGCTTCAGAATCTTCTTGCCGCGGGTCTCCCACGGCTTGAACTCCTTCTCGTACAGGTCGATCTCTGCGAGGTAGCGCCGATACTCTTGATCGACGCCCGTTTCGTCGGCCATCAGGCAACGAAGAAGGTGATATCGAGCGTGCCGCCCTCAGTGAAGTGCAAGTCCTTGCTGAAAGCCGCTGGGAACCAGTGAAAGCCAATCGCAGGGGTGATCGTGCCGCACAACACCCGACCCGACCCTCCACCATCACGCAGAACGACCGTACCGGAGCTGGTGGAGTTGACGTAGAACCCGATCAACCGACCCTGACTTGCGAATATCGTCCCGGTCGCTGTCGCGTTGATGGCTGTACCGAAATTGTTCATATCCACCCCTTGTTGGGTTCTTCAAACTTGTCGAGCGCGAATATCTCGGCGGCCGTTTGCTCGTGCCACCACTTAGGCTTCTGCGAGTCGATTACTTCGGGCTTCAGCTCTTGGAAGAACAGCGCCAGCCCGCCGAGCGCATCGGCGCCGTGCGACGCCCAGTCGTGCCTCGGCTTGTCCTTCCAGACGCCGAGGTCTTCGTCCCATTCCTTGCGGTAGTGCTTCATGCACTTCACGCCTGCTGAGCACCCGGCTTCGTCAAACTCGATCCTGGCCAGCATCCGGCGCGTGCCGTTGATGCGGTCCTCAACGTTAGCGCGCTCGACCTTATCGACGTGACCAAGCTCTCTGGCTTTGCACTCGGCCAACATGATCTCGATGCGAGTCAGGCCGCCGCGCGTCCACTCCCTGACGCGGATGTCATGGGGCATGTAGTGCGTGCCGTACACGTACTCGTGCTCGGCCTTGCGCTCTTCCAGCTCGTCCAGCATCCCGTCCATGCCTGAGCCGGTCTGCTCGAAATAGCCGATGCACCGCACGCGTTCGGGCAGGACCTGGAACAGCCACACGCTGTTCACGTCGTCCATGCCGATATCCGATATCGAGTGAACCGGATAGCCAGCCACATGCGGATAAACACCTATCCGACCATCTGCCTCGGCCTTCGCCATCTGGTCCGAGTAGTAAGCACCCTCTAGGCTCGCCTCAAACGCCTCCTGTGGCGTCGAGGGATACTCGCGCTTCATATCGCCGAGCTGGTTCTCGGCCTTCTTGACGTACCAGGCGCGCTTCTCTGGCGTGAGCGATATCCCGCTGTTCTGCTCGAGCTTGGCGAAGTACGCCTCGAACTCTGACGGAACGATCACGCTACGGGCGTCGAGTTCGTATTCCGACGACTTCCACCAGGGGAAAAAGTGGAACTTAAAGTCGAGCGCAGTCAGCTCTACACCCATCCGCGCCTTCGATTGCGCCGACTCGCAGATATCGAAGAAGTGGCCTTCCTGCCCCTCGGCCGTGCTCTCTACGAACACCACCTGGCCGGCCTGTACCGTGTTCAAGGCGCCCGTGCGCACCTCGCGCGCCTTCTTCGGGAAGTTCGCACACATCTTCCCGTACTCGCTG